TCTATATATTTTATTTTTTCAGAACCAAAAATGTAAGGCATAAGTTTTTCGCGTGCAATATCAGCGGCTTGCGCCGACTTGTTAATGCACAAAATCGTACATATACTTAACACTTGATAACGCTTCGCGGCTTTTCGGCCAAAAAACGTGCAATAACACTTGTTAAGTTACCCACAATATAGCGCACGATACCCCTGATCTAGTAAATTTCTAACCGTTGTTTCTAATAATTAACAAGGCAAATCTTTTACAATTAACACGCGCTCTAATCTGAGTCTCATGTTTACCTTTCCGGTCATATTTCGATTTTCGGCGATTTCGTGTTAAGAACATATAGACACTTCGGCCCGGTTGAAATTCATTATCAATTAGCCGCGTATACAAGTGTTAATTTTTAGTCACTCGGTTCTTCGGATATTACTTAACAAGTGTTAAGTGGCTCCGGGTGTCGTTGCCTAGATTTCTAGGCAAGCATGGCTTAACAAGTGTTAAGTGGCTCCGGGTGTCGTTGCCTAGTTTTCTAGGCAAGCCTCACTTAACAAGTGTTAAGTGAGGCGTCGAGGGTTCGACGGGCGGCGGTCGCTCGGTTCTTCGGATATTGATAAACAAGTGTTAAGCGGCTCCGGGCAGCAGACACAAAAAATCCCGCCGCGGCGTGGTGCCGGGCGGGTCATTGGTGCAGGGCAGGCAGGGCGGGCAGGTTTGATTAGCGGGTCATCCGTGGAGCGTGGTGGTTTACAGTTTCACTTCTAGAAGCGTGGCGGCCAGTGTGAGACCGTCCAGCGCTTTCTTCAGCTCTTTACCAGCGCGTGACTGAGGCTTTACCTCAGCTCTCATCTTGTCCAGTGCCTTGAACGCTTCGCGCAATCCTAATTCCTGAAGCTCGTAGCCTGAAAGCGTGGTGACGTCGCCGGGTTCCGTGTTCTTGTCCTTGCCTTTGGACTTGTCCTTGGACTTGTCCTTGGACTTGTTCTTGTCCTGCGGCCCTTTGGACTTGTCAATTTTGACCAATTCGCCGTTGTCGTCAACCAAGGGTACGCCATCTTTGTCTTTCTTGAACGAAGGATTGAACCAGACAAGAAAGCGGTTCAACGCTTTCCCATACTGGGAATCCCGCGCTTTCTTCATGCCTACGAACTCGCCTTTTTCGTCCTTTGGCCAGTCCGAACCTTTGGCAGCCTTCATGCGTTCCGCCAAAGTGGTGAGGTCTATTCCTTCTTCTGCCATCGACAATGCGGCGGCGGTGTAAACCTCACCTTTTTTCTTGAGGAACGTTGAAGTTTCGCCGGACATTTCGACGAGTTGAGAAACGATAGCATCGACGGGTTTTGCGGTATTGTTTTTAGACATAACGATAATCCTTTCGGGATGTTATGCCCGCCCTGCCTACCTATTCAATTGTCAAAGAACTACGATACAAGCCAAGTATAGCACCACGCTGTTAAGATGTCAAACATTATACAAGGGCATGCTTGCCTAGAAATCTAGGCAGCGTAAGTACCTGAAATTGTTAGGGTTTTCGGGTCGTCGAATTTTTGAATGGATGTTATCCGAGGCACCCCCCGTGGGGGGCTGAAATCACGCCCGCCCCCCTGTCTCTATACCTCCCGAAATATCTCACCCTCTTCCCCCCGAAAACTTGTAAAAGCATAGACACCCCTAAAAAATCTTGCCCCGCGCCAATAATTATGCTTCTCTGGATTAACACTTGTTATCTGTGACTATAAGTAGAAAGGGTGCCGACTCGATGAGCCGCAGATCAATCAAACTACTTGCCACACTCTACCTCTGGTGCATAGTCATCTTGTTCACCACTGTCCTGTCCGCCACCGCTTACGTTTACGCGGCCCAAGCCCCAACCGACCTGTTCTCCGACTACCCAAGTCTGACCCAATGGCTCTATGGTACAGGCGTTGCAGTCATCGCCTTCTTTCTTAACCGCTCGATTCGCCAGAACGACGAGAACAACAAGCAGCAGTGGGCCGAGATCAAAGCACTAAGGCTCTCTTCGGATAAGCTGCACCACCGCATGGCCGTGTTGGAGGCCGAACACCGGGTACGCACGGAGGATGCCCGCAGAAGTGGGGGCCGCAGGGACTACGATCCTCCAAGCCCTCCACATTGCTCAGATGGGCACGAGTGCGTTGAGCGCGAAAACGGCTTCCACGGCTGAGTAAGGAGTCTCACCCATGCAGAAACTCTTTAAATCCAGAAGCACCAAGGTCGGCACCGTGGGTGTCATTGCTGCAGCACTCGCAGAGGCTGCCCAGCAGGGGCTCAAAGAAGGCGGCATCCCCCCTGAAATCCTCCAGATGCTCGCTGAAGCCGATGTTAAATACTGGGTGCTGGCAGGTGCGGTGCTGGTGCTGGCTAAAATCAGCCCGGACAAAGAGGATATTCGCCCCAGCGACCCACAGTATGAGGAGAGAATCGGTGGCTCAAGCTGAACTCTACGCCCCCAAAGAATACTGGCTGCTCACGCCGGAGGAAAAGGCCCGCATCTGCAACGGCGCCGGTCCCAAAGGCTACGGATGGGCGGTGCCCGATACCCTCTACGGGCTCTCAATCCGCTCGGCTGCCAACATCCACGACTATATGTACCATGTGGGCAGCACACTCCAAGACAAGCGCGAGGCCGACCGGGTGTTTCTCAACAACATGCTGCGCATCATCGGTGCCAACACCCGCTTTAAGCCGCTGGCATGGCTGCGCACCCGACGGGCGTACAAATATTATTGGGCCGTGGACAATTTCGGCGGCCCGGCCTTTTGGAACGACAAGAATCCACTGCCCACGATGGAGGTTGTTTACGCATGAAACCCTTACTGATCGCCCTGCTCGCCCTGCTGCTCACCGCCTGCGCTCCGGCCACCATGCTTGAAATCACCAAGAGCGACGGGACCGTTGTTAAGTTCAGCAGCGCCAAAGATCAGGTAGTGCAGGGGCTCTCGGCAGACATGGCCGCAGGCACGCTCCAGATCGAGGCGCTTGAGTCCTCATCTTCCAAGGCCGCCGCTGCTCAAGCTGAGCGTGAGAAGACCGCAGCACAGACGTTGCTTGGTCTGGTGGGGCGCTGACATGGGCAGATGTATGACCTGCGGCCACACCCTCAACGAAAAGAAGCAATGCCCCCGCTGCGGCGGGTCGATCTATAACCGTTAAGCAGCGGAGCATAAGCCTTGCCAAACTAACAAGGTTGGGCTACCCTGTGTTCAACTCTTAACGAGGTAGCTATGCCTAATCTTGCACGATACACCCCACAATGGCCCGCCACTCTGCCTTTTGAGGTCGCGCTTGGGATCCATCCGCTCGATGAGATCCTGCTGCGTCATGACCTAGACCGGGCGCAGTGGGCAGAGATCGAGGGCAACAAGGTCTTTCGTCAGGAGCTGATCGGTGCTCAGCAGGAGATTGCCGAGTCAGGTCTGTCTTTTAAGCGCAGAGCCGCACTGCAGGCTGAACTGTATCTGGAAGAGGTTGATAACCTGATGCTCGACCCTGACACCGCCCCTTCACTCAAGCTCGAGATCTTCAAAACGATGGTCAAGTGCGGCGATCTTGAGCCAGTCCCGGCCAAGGACAAGGATGCGGGCAGCAACCAAACCTTCAACATACAGATTAACATATGATCGTTTGCGTAGACCCCGGTCACGGAGGAAGATTCTCAGGAGCGAAGGCGAACGGGCTGGTTGAAGCACAGATCAACCTTGATGTCGCCAAGCACCTCAAGCATGAGCTGATGCACAGGGGCATTTTCGTTGTGCTCACCCGCGTCAACGACCTCGAGCTTGACACAAACCTTAACCGCGATTTGGCAAAACGCCGCGAAATGGCTAGAGAGTTCGACGCAGACTGTTTCGTTTCGATACACTGCAATGCGTTCAGTAACCCCGCGGCCCGGGGGATGGAAGTCTTTACCGGGCGTGGCGAGGATGGCTCAGACGAGCTGGCCACATGGGTATACCGTAGCTTTCGAGAGCAGTTTCCAGATCTCAAGTGGCGAAGTGATTACTCAGACGGGGATGTGGACAAGGAGGCGAATTTCGCAGTGCTGCGCTATTCCTACCACATTCCGTCGGTCTTGGTCGAGCTTGGTTTTCTGACCAACGAGCACGACGCCCGGCAGCTGGCAGACCCCGCCTTCCGAAAGCAGTGCGCTGTGGCGCTGGCAGATGCGCTCGAAGACTGGAGAGACGCAAGTGGCCGTTACTAAGACCTTCAATGCACCACCGGTCATCGCGAACTTCATGCGCTGCGATGATTTTTTCAGGATTATCAACGGGCCTATCGGCTCGGGGAAGTCCTCGGCGTGCGTGGTTGAAGTAGTACGGCGCTGCAAAGAGCAGGAACCCGGACCCGATGGGATCCGGCGTTCACGCTGGGTCATCGTGCGTAACACCCGCCCGCAGCTCAAAGACACCACGCTCAAGACATGGTTCGAGTGGGTGCCCCCGGGAGTTGCGGGGCGCTGGAAAGAATCGGAGATGGTCTTCTATCTCGAGTTTGGCGATGTTAAGCGCGTTCTGTCCCTCGAAGTCACCGGCGCATGGCTCAACGAGTCCCGAGAGATCCCCAAGGAGATCGTTGAGGCACTGCAGGGGCGTATTGGTCGCTATCCGGCAAAGACTTCCGGCGGTGCGTCGTGGTGCGGCATGATCGCAGACACTAACCCGCCTGAGTACGACTCGTTCTGGTACAAACTCATCGAACACGAACCGCTTGACGACGATGATCCCGATACCGTCTTCCCCTGCACCTCGTTCAAGCAGCCCTCGGGGCTCTCCCCCGACGCGGAGAACCGAGAGAATCTGCCGGATAATTACTACGAGAGGCTGGCTCGTGGGCGTTCCAAGGACTGGGTGGATACCTACATCCACGGTATGTATAGCCCTTCTCTCAAAGGGGTTCCGGTCTACGCCAAGACCTTCAAGCTGGATCGCCACGTCTCGAAGAAGCACCTGCCGATTGATGCCAATATGCCGGTCATTATCGGGATGGACTTCGGGCGCACCCCTGCCGCGGTATTCAAGCAGATGACCTTCGACGGGCGGATCTACACGCTGCATGAGCTGGTCGATTTCGACACCGGCTTGGAGCGCTTTATCCGCACCAAGATGCGCCCCTTGATCCGCAATATCTTCCCTACCAACCCCCTTGTGTTTATCGGCGACCCCGCCGGGGTCCGCCGCAACGATACCGACGAGGGCAACTGCTTCAAGATGCTCAGGGACCACTTCACCAAGGACGGGGGGAGAGTCAAGGCAGCCTCGACCAACGACCCCACGGTGCGCATCGGCGCCACCGAGCGGGCGCTGATTGACTTCCCGATGGGAGAGCCGCTTGCACTCTACGACCCCCGGTGCAAATGGCTGATTGAAGCGCTGCGTTCGCGCTACCGCTTTGAGCACAACAAGAACCCCGACGCAGGGCATAAGCCCAAGCCTGAGAAGAACAAATGGTCGCATGTTGCAGAGGCCGACCAGTACGCAAACCTCTTTCTTCTCAGTGGCAAATACGACGCGGCTGACTACCTGCGCATTGAGACGGAGCAGCCCTTTGGCCCGGTCGCAACCTATCGCCCCGCCAGCTATATAGGATATTGATTATGGATGATCTGAAGAAAGCGAGTTTGGAGAAACTGGGGACAGAGCTGAAGAAAAAGCTCGACCAATATGTGGCAGACCGCGCACCGATCGAGCTGCAATGGCTCAAGAACCTGCGCCAGTACCGCGGCATCTACGACCCTGAGATCCTTGAGCACATCCCGCCGACCAAATCCAAAGCCTACCCCCGCGATACCCGCACCAAGATCAAGGGGTTTGTGGCGAAGATGATGGAGATGATGTTCCCGGCGATGGACAACAACTGGGATCTGGAAGTCTCTCCCTTCCCCTCGCTGCCTGAAGATGTCCTGCAGGCGCTGGTGCAGCAGGCGACACAGGCAGGAATCGCCCAAGCGCAGGCGACCGGGG